CCTGTTATAAGAAAACCATTAGAAGAGGGAGTGCTAGGTGAAGCTAATATGGATGGAACTATATATATAAGCGATAAGTTAGTACCTGATAGTTTTGAAGAAAGACAAGTAATAAATCACGAAATGCGACATGCTACAGATATGAAAGTCGGTAAGTTAGAGTATGGAGACGATTACATAAAGTATAATGGCGATACGTTTGCTAGAGAAGTTATAAACGGTAAAGATATGATTAACGTTTATGGTGAATGGAAAGAGGCTGGAGATCATGGTTTTCCTTGGGAAGACGACGCTAATAACGGAAACATTTAAAAATAAAAAAAATGGCATTTAAAATGAGAGGTATGAGTTTTGGAAACTCACCACTAAAACAAGATAAAACTAACGTTCCACTTTCTGAGCAAGAAAAGAAAAAAGGAACAGTGGTAACTGGTGGTAGTAAAAGCGAAGAAATAGCTGATTTAGAAGATAGAATAGAATTCTTACAATCTGATATAGCTGACGCTGGCCAAGAAGGTCCTACTAAAAATAAAGCTCAATTAATGAAGCTAAAACAACAATTAGCAAAATTAAGAGGTAGGTAATGAGTATATTAACTAAAATATTCTCAAGTGGAGCTAGTGACTTAATAGGCAGTATAGGTGGAGTTGTAGACAACTTAACTACTTCTAAAGAAGAAAAGCTTGAAGCTGAAAGAAAAATTAAAGAGTTAGTATCCAACTACGAGGTAGAGATGGAGAAAACAATAACAGATAGATGGAAGTCAGATATGGCTTCTGATTCATGGATGTCTAAAAACGTAAGACCTTTAGTTCTTATATTCTTAGTGGTAAGCACAGTGTTGATGATATTTATTGACGCAGGTGTATTATCCTTTAACGTAGAGGCTAAATGGACAGATCTCTTACAATTAGTATTAATAACTGTGATCGGAGCTTACTTCGGTGGTAGATCACTAGAAAAAACAAAAAAATAAATTATGGGATATTTCAATGTAGATGTAACGCCAGATTACACAGCTAGTATATTACAAGCTGGAGCATTTGCTTCTGGACAAGTTTTATTTGATTGGCAGCCTGTTAAAGTGCCAAAAGGAACCGTGTGCCTAAAAAGCATAGCGACTTTAATAAGACCAAAAGGGGATTCGTCGCCAACCGCGAACTCTTTCCCATTAGACTTTATCTTTAGTCGTTCAAACACAGTTTCGTTAGGAACAGTACGTGCTCAAGCGGATCATCGTCCAAACAATGATTTTTTAGGAGCTGTTGAAATACCCGTGGGTACTTACAGTCTTGGCTCAATAAACAGTACGGTAATAGCTACAACAAGTGGTGGTAATGGGGACAGCGAGCAAGCCTCACCCCCTATCATAATGACGCCGACCGTGAGTTCTGACGCTGGATTTGACCTTATTTACATAGCCGCTATTGCTACTGGCTCTTTCAACTTTGTAACACTAAACACTATACAAACTACTGAAGCTGCAAGCGCAACTATACATTGTGATGGAAGTGGCATGGATCTTAGAGAGCATTTCTTACCAGGAGATATAATACACACGGCTACAACTGTTGGTGCTGCGGATGCTGACACTTTAATAGGAACCGTGTTAACTGTTGATAGCACGACTAACATAACGCTAACAGATACAGCCGCTGTAACACACGTAGATGGAACGCTTATAATGAACATAAATCCAATTAGAATTAGACTTGGATTCGAACAATAAACAACAATTAAATTAAATTAAATAAAATGGCAAAGAACACAACAAAAAAAATCAAGGAGTTGAAGGCTGAAAAACCTTCTAAAATTACAAACGAAGAATTAAGTAAAGTACAATCGGTAATTAACGATATCAATAGAGCGCAACTAGAAGTTGGGTCTATGGAAAGTAAAAAGCATAACCTTTTACACCACGTGTCGGTATTACAAGAACAGTTAGGTGAAATACAAGTTGAGTTTAAAGAAATTTATGGTACGGTTGATATTAATATTCAAGACGGTACTATAAACCCAAGACAAGATGAGCAAACTAATTAGAAAGATTACTATAGGTAAAGACTACAAAAACGACGCTATGCATTACGCTGTTGGTCAAGAAGTATATGGTGGACATACAATTTGTGATATAATAGAAGAAAAAGAAAAGTACTCTGTTTATATCAAGAAAAACAAAGATGTGTTACCATGGAAAGACTTTAACAAGAACATGGCTGTCTCTGTAGAGTATAACCTAGAATACTAATGAGAGCGCCTTTTGACTTTGTTATAAAGCCAAAAGGAAATAGATATAACAATACCACAAAGGTTGGGGATAAAGAACTTATCCTCAACACTGAGGTTTACAACCACGAGTTTGTAAATAGAGAAGCTATTGTTAAGTCTGTTCCTACAGCTTTTAAATCAGAAATACAACCAGGAGATACTATCATAACCCATCATAACGTTTTTAGACGTTGGCACGATGTTAAGGGTAAAGAAAGGAATAGCAAAAGTTTCTTTGATGAAAATACTTATCTAGTAAAAGAAGATCAAATCTTTTTATACAAAAGATACTGGGAGTGGAGAACTCCTAAGGGCTACTGCTTCGTCAAACCAATTAAAGATAGAACACGCTTTGGCGTTGATGAAGAAGAATCTTGTATAGGTGTAGTCAAGCATACTGATGGTGTGTATAGCAAGGGAGATCTGGTCGGATTTACCCCATTTTCAACGTACGAGTTTATTATAGACGGAGAACGCTTATATAGAGTCATGACCCAATTTATTACAATTAAATATGAATACCAAGGAAACGAAGAAGAATATAATCCTAGCTGGGCAGATAGCCGTTGAAGAACTGATTAAAGTTGCCAAAGAAGCAATTGTAGATTCGAAAGAAGATATATCAGCTGATAGACTAAAAAACGCTGCAGCTACTAAAAAACTAGCAATATTTGACGCATTCGAAATACTTAACAGAATCCAAGAAGAAGAAAGCTTGCTTGAGGGGAAAGCACCTGAAGAGGCAGAGAAAAAAGTCTTTAAAGGATTCGCAGAAGGTAGATCTAAGTAATGTACAGTCAAAGTTTAGTTAATACAGTTGAGCCGATAAAAAGGACTACTATTACCAGAATGAACAGAGGTAAGAAGTGGAAGTACGGTTACAACAAAGAACATGATTTAATTGTGTTATCTCACAATGGAGTTATAGGTGAGATCATAGAAATACAAGATTTAGTTATAGCGCTACCAAAACCACCTAAAGAGATATATAAGCATCCGAAAAACAAATGGGTCAAACAGGAGTATCCTAAAGAGCTCGAGAGGATCAAGAACATATTCGATTGGAGGAGTTATCCGGAAAACAATAAAGAAAAATGGTACGATTACATAGACGAAGAATTTAAACGAAGAGAAGAGGGATTCTGGTTCACGAATAATGGTAAGCCAACCTGGGTAACTGGTACGCACTATATGTATTTACAATGGAGTAAGATTGACATTGGAGCTCCAGACTTTAGAGAGGCAAATAGATTGTTCTATATATTCTGGGAAGCTTGTAAAGCAGATAAACGATGTTACGGAATATGCTACCTTAAAAACCGTAGATCTGGATTTTCTTTCATGTCATCAGCAGAAACAGTTAACTTAGCCACTATATCGAGTGATAGTAGATATGGTATACTATCAAAGTCAGGATCAGATGCAAAGAAAATGTTTACAGATAAAGTTGTTCCTATATCAATTAACTACCCGTTCTTTTTTAAACCTGTACAAGATGGTATGGATCGTCCAAAATCCGAGCTTGCTTATCGTGTACCCGCTAGTAAGTTTACTAGAAAAAAGATCACAGCGAACGAGCAACTTGAAGAAATAAAAGGTCTAGATACAACTATAGATTGGAAGAACACAGGGGACAATAGTTATGATGGTGAAAAACTAAACTTACTGGTTCATGATGAAAGTGGTAAGTGGGAAAGGCCAGATAATATATTAAACAACTGGAGGGTTACAAAAACTTGTTTAAGACTAGGTAGTAGAATAGTAGGAAAGTGTATGATGGGATCAACTTCAAATGCCTTAGATAAAGGTGGGGGAAATTTTAAAAAACTATACAATGCTTCAGACGTTACCTCAAGAAATAAGAATGGACAAACAAAATCTGGTTTATATTCTCTTTTTATCCCAATGGAATGGAACTATGAAGGATTTATT